CAGATGGTCAAAGATAGTCAGATGGTCAAGATTGGTCAGATGGTCAGGGATGGTCAATACGGCTCACCACGTGCGACAGGAGCCTCACCCCCTGGCTTCATAAAGTCCGGATTTTTTGGAAAATGGTATTAAGGGGTAAATAAAAAAACAAATTATATAATATCTTCTCTTCAGTAGTATATATATCATAATCCTCTCTATACATTATGTCCTTTTATGATTTAATAAAGTCCGGATTTTTTGGAAAATGACATTTGAGGGAACAAAATAAAATCCGGACTTTTCAAAAATTAATAATATTTAATCATTATAATGAAATGCTTCATCTAAATCATCTTCTAGAGCTGACATATTCTTCTCGTCCCCTATAAAAATAAGTTTTCTTTCTTCTCCTGAATATGCTTCTCTATATTCTCCAGTATCAATAATTTCCATATTATACTTTCTTGCAAAGTGTTCCAACATTTCTTTAGTGTATTCATCTCCCCAGTGAAAGTTATATGAGTCTATTGGTAGCCAAACTACTTTTTTCATCTTTTCACCTATTATTACTATTTATAACTTTAATATTTATATTTTATTCCTCTATTTATATCAAACTAAAAATTTCTTTTAAAATATTTTTATAAAACTGGAAATAAAATCATATATAAATGGGTTGTATTTATCAGTTTTTTCTTTTGTTCTTTTACATTCACAAAACAAAAAACTTCTCTCTCACAGTTTTCCCATCTAAAAAAATGAATCTCAATTACATACATATATAAACATACAAAGTTTAATGAGTTCCTTTAGCTGCTTCCATAATTGAAATTCATTCCTTACTAAGTAGTTAGATTACTTCTGAAGGAATTTCCTGATTACTTGAAACTGTTTCGAGAGAGACTTGAAAGTTAGCAAAAGCGTTAAAAAACCACTGTTGGGGTGATATGAGAGGAAATGAATTATCTATTTTTTTTTAAATTTATCCTTTTATTATCCTTCATCATTTTCTTCAGTTTCATTAAAAAACTGGAACTAAAGGTATATTAACCTTTTCTCTTCTGTCTAAAAATCTAATTATATTTTAGTTTATCCTATCTATATCTTTCCTTCATCCTTTAAATCAGACTGTTTGTCCTGAATAAAGGACGATAAAATCAAATCTTGTGATAAATTTACCACTAGATGTATTTAGAAGTATATTTTAACAAAGGAAATAAATAAGGAGACTGAGATGCCGAGATCTTGGATACTTGATGAAGATAAATGGGATAAGGCTAAAGAATTAGCTAAGAAAGAGGGAAGAGGAGATGACTATGCCTATATTGTCGGTATATATAGGCGTATGGGCGGGAGAGAAAAACATTCCTCTTCAAAGAGCTTAGTTATTCTAAGGCTGCAATAATTTGATAGAGGAGTATTATTATGCCTGATGAAGAAGAAGTAAGACGGAAATCTACTTCTCATAGTGTTGTTGATGCAGAATATGAGAAGCAGATTGATGCGGAATTGCAGAAAGCTTTAAAGGTGAAGGAGTATGGGGGAAGGAAATCGTCTAAGGAGCCTAAGAGCTGGCAGTATGATCCTCTTGCTCTTGTAGATGTTTTATCTTTTAAAGAGAAGCCAACTTCTTTATCTTTTGAATTCTTAAAAAGAATAGCGGCTAGAGATACTATTATTTCTGCTATTATAAATACGAGAATAAATCAGATATCTCGTTTTGCTTACCCTGTTTATACCAGACAGGATAAGATTGGGTTTAGAGTTAGATATAGGGATATCAAAAGGGAAATGAGTGAAACGGAGAGGAAAGAGGCTTACAGGTTAGAAAGATTTTTAGAACACTGTGGAGTGCCAGAGTTTTCTAATCCTCTTTCAGATGATTTCTCCTCCTTTCTTAAAAAGATAGTGAGAGATAGATTAGTTTATGATGCTATTGCTGTAGAAAAGATTATGAATAAGAAAGAGGAGCTGGTTTCTTTTGTTCCTGTAGATGCTTCTACTATTCGTATAGCTATTAAGAAAAATGGGGGAGGGAAATTATCTCCTACAGACACTGGATATATTCAATATATACAGGGTAGAGAAGTAGCTTCGTTTAGTTATAAAGAATTAGCTTACGGTGTCTTTTATCCTCGCACAGATATAAAAACCTATGGCTATGGTTTCTCAGAGATAGAGCAGTTAGTTACTACTATTACTGGACACTTATGGGCTGAAGAATATAATAGAAGGTATTTCTGTCTCAATGGATATACTTCTGTAATTACTAATCTTGGTAAAATGGCAATAAAGGATTTAGTGGGAAAAGAGTTTCAAGTGTGGAATGGAAGAAATTGGGTTTCGGCTACTGCCTTTTCCACCCAGTTCTGTCCTAAAGTAAGGACAGTACTGAGCAATGGATTAGGGATTGAATCTTCTCCTGAACACCGTTTCTTAGTAGCTACTGAAAATGAACCGGTATGGAAAGAGCAGAAAGAATTAGAAGTAGGAGATTGGGTATTAATTAATTCTCGCCCTTATGTAGGTGAGAATAATTATAAAGCTCTAAAAGTGGGGAAAGAGTATTATAGAACTGGTTCTATGCGGTCTCAAGATTCTTTTATTCCTTCCTATTCTTTAGTAGATAGAGAAGAGCTGTATACATTGTTGGGCTACCTTTGTGCCTCACCTACCTCAGGTTATTTAGCTTCATTCCCTCCTTTTCTTGAATCTATTTTTTACCGCATTATTTCCTTCTTAAAACAGTTTGACCTCCAGTATACAGTGAGAGTACTGGATAATGATGATAAACTACTCACTATTACGCATAAAGGCTTCATTGATTGGCTAAATGATCTGGGATTTAAATCTGATTCTTTATCAATACCAGAGATTGTTTATTTTCTACCTAGAGAACTTAAAAAAGCATTTGTAAGAGGATTTTTGCTTGCTAAGAGTGATAAAATAACCCATGTTACTTCTGATGATCCATCTTTTCTTACCTCTCTTTCCTCACTTTTAGATTCTGTAGGTATAAGTAATTATATAAATGAAAATGAATTAATCTGTGATGCTAAAGAAGTAAACAATATAATCTCTGATACTGACACTTATTATTCTGCACTGCCTCCCTTTTTAGCAGAGAAATTGATAAATAAAATTATCTCTTCTCCTCATTATGACTATTTAAATAATAGAAGTAAAAATGCCATATTAGCCTGGCAGAAAAAAGAAAAAGAAATTAAAAGGCAAGATATTATAAATATGTTAAAAGATATAGGAGAAGAGGTGCCTTGGTATTTAGAATACGGATTCTCTCCTGTTGCTCATGTAGAAAAGAATGCTTTAGAGACTGAATTAATGTATGACTTAGAAGTTTATGATCCACAGCATATCTTTATTGCTAATGGAATAGCGGTTCATAATTCTCAAGGTTCTTTACCTAAAGGGATATTGAATATTAAAGGTGCCAATTTGTCTAAAGAGAAATTAGACGCTTTTAGAAGACAGTGGCAGGCACAGGTTGCAGGAATAACAGGAGCGTGGAGACTTCCTATAATTTCTTCTTCTGAAGATATTCAATTTATTCCTATGCATATTAATAATAAAGATATGGAATTCTCCAAATGGTTAGATTATATAGTTAATGTAATCTGTGCTATATATTGTATAGATCCTTCTGAAATAAACTTTCCTTCTAGGGGGGGAAGTGGAGCATCTTCACAAGAACATCCTCTATTTGACAGTTCTTATGAAACTAAACTAAGACAATCAAGAGATAAAGGTTTATATCCTCTTCTCGACTATATTGCTCATTTCATTAATAAACATATTATCTGGGTTCTTAATCCTGATTTCGAATTCACATTTGAAGGATTAGACAGAAAAATAGGATTAGAGAGACTAACTACACAAGAAAAAGAAGTAAGCTTATACAAAACAATTAATGAAATAAGAAGAGAAGAAGATTTAAATCCAATAGACGGTGGAGACATAGTCCTTAATGCCACTTTTGTTAATTATATACTGCAAAAAGAAGAAAAGGCTTTTGCAGAAAGAATGAAAGAATTAGATTTAAAAGATAAAGTTTTAGATTTAAAATCTAAATTGATAGATGTTTCTATGAAGGAACAGGAATTTAATAATATTTCTGGTATCTCTCTTTCTAATACTGAAAAAGAATCAATAGATAAGTTCTTAGAAGAAGTATTTAATTTAGATAACGATGCTATAAAAGAAAAAGAAAAAGAAGTAGATACATTAATTACTGATAAAGAAGAACAGAAGAAGAAAAAGAGAGAAGAGAAAAGAAATAAAAGGAGAAATAAAAAAATAGAAAAAGTCTAATTCTTATGTTTTTTGATTTTCTTTCCAACTTCATAATTAGGAGGTTTAATATAAATGGCTGAAGAAGTATTACTTAAAGATTATTGTCCAGCAGTATCTCATAACGGTGGGATAACTACTGATGATATAAAGAATGGTGCTATCACTCCTGAGAAATTGAGTGATGATTTTCAACTTATAGAAGTTAGTGATGGATCAATAACTGAAGATAAGTTAGCTGATGGAGCTGTTACAGATGTTAAACTTGCCTTTACTCCTGTTAAAATAGTTAAAGGAACAGTAAATTATAATAGTGCTTCACCTATAACTATTGCTACTTTACCAGCTAATTCTATTCTATTAAAAGCTATTACAGTATGTAATACTGCTTTTGATGGATCTGGTGCTAAAGTAGAAATTGGTATTACAGGAGCAGTAGATTCAATTATAGATAGTGCTGATCTTACTGCCGATGCGATTACAGCAACCGCTAATGATTTTGCTAAAGTTTATACTAGTAGTACTAATGTTATTGCTACTCTTACACCAGGATCTAGTGCTAGTGCAGGTTCTTTGGATGTCTATTTAGTTTATGCTACGGTAGTTTAGAATGGAAGAATTCCAAAAATTAATTAAAAGTATTCCTATTTCTAAGAGTATTAGGAATCAGAAAGAAAAAGAAAATAAAGAAAAAGAGAATATAGAAGAAATTAAATCAACTAAAGATTAATGGCTTATACTGTTGTAAGTACTCATACAAGATATTCTCCTCAGTCAAATAGAGATGTTACCATTCCGCCATATACAATATTTTATTGGCCGGAACATTTAACTGGGGTCAAAACATCTAAAAAACCCCCTTCCCTTCTCCCTACCTCACCCTCCACGAAGAGTCCCGCTTCTCCTCGTGGAGGGGAGTTAATACCTGAATTGGGTTATTTATTAAATAAATATAAAAACTTATCTCTACAAGCAAAATTGCCTGAGTTACAGAAAAGTGATAAAGTAGAAAATATAGTTTCTTACCCTAAGAACTTTAAAATTAGTGAAAGTGATTTAAATAGAGTAAAAAATTTTCTCAAATTACAGTTAGGAGATTATATTATTTATTCTGCTCCGTTTGCTAATAATGTGTTTGTATTTTTAATTGAGAAGGATAAAAACCCTATCTTACTATTAAATTTAAAAGGAGAAGAGATTATTCCTACTTTCTCTTCTCTGTTAAGGTACTTAAAATGAAAAATCCACTAGATGTATTAGCAATAAAAGCAATAGAAGATTATTACAATCATAAAACTAAAAGCATCGAAAAATCTATTGAAAGGAGGGATACAGAAATTAACCAAGATGTTCATTTTGAAATGGAACTGGATATTAAAAAATCCTTAGAAGAAAGCACAGAAGATAAACGCATTATTTATGGTTATGCTTCTACTCCTGATACTGATGTAGAAAATGAAATAATACTGTCCAATAATTTGGACATATCTTATTTTGTAGAGCATGGTTATTTTAATTGGGATCATGAACATAGTCCTTATGCTATTTTAGGATTTCCTTATAAGGAAAAATGTGTAGTAAGTGATAATGGATTTTATGTAGAAGGGGAGCTATTTAAAAATAGACCTTATGCAGATGAAGTATGGGGTTTAATTAAAAGTATAAATGAAAGTAAGGCACCTCGTTCCCTTTCTTTTTCTATTGAAGGGAAAATATTAGAAAGAGAAGATAATATAATTAAGAAAGCAATGATTACTGAGGTAGCTGTTACTCCCCGTCCTGTAAATCCAAATGCAACATTACATGCTCTAATTAAATCTTTTAAACAAACTAATAAAGCAATGGAGGCTGGTTATGAAGTAGATCCGAGTAAAATGACTGGTGGTGGAGCTCTAAGAGTTGAGAGTGTGGATGGAGCTCTTCATGCTATTACTTATGTAATCAATAATCGGGATTCTATATTAAAGGAACTGCGCAGTAAATTGGAACTGAGTTTAGAAGAAGCAACTTTATATATGCTTCTTACAGATTCAAAATTCAATAAGTTAGTTAAAGAATATGAAATATCAGAAAATCCACTTTTCTGAATTTGGAGGTGTAATTTAGTTATGACTACTAAGAGTATAGATGAATTAAAAGCTATACTTTCTAAATCAGAAGGAGAAAATATAGCTGAAGAAGTTGAAATTGAAGAAAAAGCAATTAAAGATAAAGAAGAAGATGAAGAAGAAGAAAAAAAGGAATGTCCTTCTGAAAAATCCCTAACTGAGGAGGTTGAAATCATCGAAGTCGATGTCTCTAAATCTTTAAAGGGCATGTTTGATACTTATTTTGGCGGAGTAGCTAAAGTACTAGAAGATCTGGATAAGTCTATTTCTGCTGTAAATGAGGAAAACAAAGCTAATTTTGAAGGTTTAGCAAAATCATTAAAGGAAATAGTAGAAGACGGTTCTAAGCTGAAAAAGAGCTTAGAGAGCTTAGAAGAGAGAGTGAAGAAATTAGAAGAAACTCCTAATACTCGTAAATCTATTACTTCTGATGTAGAAGTAAAAGAGAGATTTGAAAAGAGTGAAGGAGAAGTTGATATTAATGTTATTGGTGATAAACTAGTTGAATTGGCAATGCAAGGAAGAATTCCTCCTACTGAAGTTGCTAAATTTGAAGTTAAAAAGAGTCTAGATGTATTAAATAAAGGCACTAAACACTTATTAGGTATTGCCTAATCAATTATATAAGTAGAAATTTATAAGGAGGTTATTAAATCTCATGGTTGTACACGATGAATTTGATGGCTTTGGAATGCAGTCAGCTCAAGAGCTGGCTGAATTGAATAAAGCTCTAGAAGCAGGGTATGAAGTTGTCCCTGACCAAATGGTTGGGGGAGGTGCTCTGCGTGTAGAAAGTGTAGATAGGATTCTCCATGTAGCTACTTTTACAGACCAACATCTCCGTTTCTGGAAAGACATTCCTAAAGATGCAGCTACCAATACTATAGAACAATATATCAAACTTACTGGCTATGGTAATGAAGCTACATTTTTACCTGAAGGAGTTGCTCCACAAGAAGGAGATGTTAATTTAGAGCGTGCATATGCATTAGTTAAATATATAGGTACTCTTAGGAAAGTAACTCATCCTATGACTTTAGTTAATACCTACATTACTGATGCTATAGCTGCTCAAAATATGGCTGGAGCTATGTGGATTGCTCGTAATTTAGAATGGGCATTATTCTTTGGTAATTCTAAATTAGGAGCTGGTGGAACTGAATTCGTAGAATTTGATGGATTATATAATCTGGCTCAAACTTCTTATGATTTAAAAGGAAAACCAATGTCAGAATATGTTATAAATGATATTGCTCAACTTATTCTGGATAATTATGGTTTTCCTACTGATTTATATCTTCCTTTCCAAGTATATGCCGATATCAATAAACAATTCTTACCTAAAGAAAGAGTTGTTCTTCCTACTGAATCTGGTGGATACCAGGGCGGAGTTATGTTAAGCAAAATGGTAACTCAGGCTGGTATAATAAATCTTGATCCCACCTTCTTCTTAGGTAATTCTGAAGGTATGATTAGAATGCCATTAAAGAAAGTTCCTACCGGCGCAACTCATTCTCAAGCTCCTACTACTCCTGCTTCCGTAGCTGCTGGATCAATGACAGGAGCTGATGGTGATTGGGCTAAGAGCTTTCCGAGCGGTGGAACTGTAA